AACTGCACAGACGCATGCTAGAAGTTATGGGTGTTAAGGGTGCAGACAAACTTGTGCCTTTACCAGATGATCAAAAACCAAAAGACCCTGTATCAGAAAACATGGCGCTACTGCGTAGCGAACCTGCAAAAGCGTTTTTCTACCAAGATCATCAGTCGCATATTCAAGTGCACATGGCTATGATGCAAGACCCAAGTATTCAGCAATTGATTGGACAAAATCCAAAAGCACCAATGATTCAAGCGGCGATCATGGCGCATATTGCAGAACACGTTGCATTTAAATACAGGCAAGATATTGAACAACGCCTTGGTATGCCAGTACCAGATACAGATGAGAAGATGGCGCCCCAAATCGAGCTTCAATTGTCAGGCATGATGGCACAAGCGGCATCCCAAGTACTTCAACAAAGTCAACACCAAGCCGCCCAACAACAGGCTCAACAACAAGCACAAGACCCGCTTATTCAAATGCAACAGCAAGAACTGCAGATTCGTCAACAAGAAGTGCAGATCAAAGCGCAAGAAGCCCAGGCTAGAGCACAAGAAGCACAGGCTAAATTGGCACTTGAAGACCGCAAAATACAGATACAAGCGCTTGAAAAGACACATGAAATACAGGCTAGAGAGAAAGATAGCCGTATGAATATGCTCAGTAAAGCCGCAGATATTCATCAAAAAACCAGAGATCAAGGCATTGATATGGTCAAACATGCTGCTCAACACAAGCATGAATTAGAAATACAACGTCAAGGGCATGGAGTAGATCTTGCCACACATGTTTCCCAGCTTGAACATGAAAAACAACAAGCCGCTAAAACACCAAAGGAACAACTTAAAAAATGATAGCCAACTTCGCAGACGCGCTGCGCAAACAATTACGCAAACAAATGAACGATTACGCAGACGACATGGCAACAGGTCAATGCGCATCTTTTGAACAATATCAAAAACTCTGTGGGGTGATTTCGGGTCTAGCCATCGCAGAGGGTTTATTACTTGACCTGCTAGAAAAGGTAGAAAAATCAGATGAGTGAACTTGTACTTCCAGACTATTTAAAACTCAAGCCCACGGTGGAAGTAATTGAACAAATTACCAAACCACCAGAAAAAGACGAAGACAAGCCAACACTTTTGCCTAACCCATCCGGGTATAGGCTTTTGTGTAGCGTACCCCAGGTCTCTAAAAAGATTGACGGTACTGAGCTAGATCTTGAGCGTCCTGATTTCTACGCCAAACAAGAAGAACACGCAACCACTGTGTTGTTTGTTTTAAAAGTTGGTCCAGATGCATACGCAGACAAAACCAAATTCCCTAGTGGACCTTGGTGCAAGGAAGGTGACTTCATTATGGTTCGTACCTATGCAGGTACGCGTTTCAAAATTTACGGCAACGAATTCAGGTTCATCAATGATGATCAAGTAGACGGTGTTGTAGATGATCCCCGCGGAATAACCCGTGCTTAAAAGGAAAAACAATGGCAGAATTTAAAGGCGAAGATTTCAAATTCCCTGATGAAATCGAAACAGAAGAGAAAATAAAGGTAGAAAGTACACACGACGATGAAATAGATATTGAAATCGTCGACGACACACCTGAACGAGACAGAGGTCGCAGACCACTTGATCGTGAGGTAGAAGACCCAACTGATGATGAAATTAATCAGTACACAAAGGGTGCACAAGAAAGAATTAAAGAACTCACACACGCAAGACACGACGAACGTAGAGCTAAAGAAGCAGCGCTTCGTGAACGCCAAGAACTTGATAAACTTGCACAGCGTTTGTTGGAAGAAAACAACAATTTAAAACGTTTTGTAAACTCAAGTAGTGAGCAAACAACACAGATGGCTAAGACTGCTGCAGAAGCAGAGCTTGACAAAGCCAGACGTGAGTATAAAGCGGCACAAGAAGCGTTCGATACAGACGCTATTATTGCTGCTCAAGAAGCATTGACTGAAGCCAAAATGAAAATGGAGGCGGTAAAAAATTATCGAGCTGCCCCTTTACAAGTTGAAAAAGAAGATGTATATTCGCAACAACAAGTCCAACCTGTTCAACCAGACGAAAAAACCTTGCGCTGGCAAGCTAAAAACCAGTGGTTTGGGGCACAGGGATTTGAAGAAATTACCAGTTATGCACTAGGACTGCACCAAAAACTAGTCAACTCCGGGGTTGATCCTCGCTCAGATCAGTATTACGAGACTATTGACTCTCGCATAAAAAAGACCTTTCCGGATGTTTTTGGAGAGGCAGCGGTATCGTCTGAGACTCCAAGTAAAAAAACACCATCTGTAACTGCGCCAACAAGCAGGTCTTCCGGAACAAAGAAGATTCAACTTACAACCACGCAAATGGCGTTGGCAAAGAAATTCAAGATGGATCCTAAAGTGTATGCTGCAGAAGTTTTAAAATTGGAGAAACAAAATGGCTGATAACCGTACCCCCCGTGATTTAACAACCCGTGACAAGAATGTTCGATATGTGTACACACCATCGAGCAAACTGCCTGACCCAACCCCCATTCCTGGAATGTCTTTCCGTTGGATTGCGACGCATGTTATGAGCATTGCCGACCCAACTAACGTGTCAAAAAAGCGCAGAGATGGCTGGGAACCAGTCAAGGCGGCGGATCATCCTGAGCTTATGCTTGAAGGTAACGCTAGTGGAAACGTAGAAATTGGTGGCTTGATGCTTTGCAAAATGCCAACAGAACGCGTAGAAGCTATGGACGAATACTATCAAAGACAAAACAGAGCACAGATGGAGTCAGTTGATAATAATTTCTTGAAAAACCAAGACCCCCGTATGGCTACTTTGTTTTCTGAACGCCAGTCAACAAGTACCAGAGGTAGTGTTTTTGGTAACGGTTCTAAATAACTTAGGAGTTTTTAAATGGCATATCCCATCGTTCCCGCAGCTTACGGCTTAAAGCCTGTAAGTCTGTCAGGTGGTAGAGTGTTTTCTGGTTCTACCAGACTCATTCCTATCGCTTCTGGCTATGGCTACAACTTGTTCGACGGTGACGTTGTTACAGCAAGTGGTGGTTCATTAGTTGTTACAACTCTCGGTGCAGCATCTTCAGCTGTTGCTGGTACTATCGGTGTTTTTGTTGGTGCTCAATACATCAACTCAATGAGCCAAACAGTACGTGCACAGTACTACCCTGCTAACACCGTCACTAACGCCGCTTATGGACCTAACAGTCTGCAAGGCTATGTTGTTGATGATCCTTTAGCTGTGTTCCAAGCCGCTGTATTGACACAGAGCACTTCTGTATCTAACACACCTGGCTCTACTATCGGTTATGTAAACCCATCTTTCATTGGGTCTAACATGTACTTGGTAACAAACGGTTCTAACGGTGGATCAGCTTCTGGTAACACAAACACAGGTGACTCAGCAATGGGCTTAACTGGTGGTGCGATCACTTCTGGTACACAAGGTAATACTCGTATTACTTCAAGCGCACCTTTCCGTGTTGTTAACGTAGTTCCAGACACAGCAGTTACTGTTACAGCCACAAGCGGTACAGCAACTTCTTCTAGCGCAACATTGACAATTACTGCAGCTAATACAGCTATTAGCCCCGGTATGCAGGTGATCATTCCAGGCGTTACTGGCGCATTGGCAGGTAACTTTTTGACATTGACTAACATCAGTGGCACAACACTTACTTTGTCTGCTTCAGTTACAGTCCCAGCAGGATCAGCTATATCTTTTGTTGGTTATCCAGAAGTCCAAGTTCAGTGGAACTTTGGTTACCATGCGTACATGAACGCAACAGCAGCTTAATTAAGGAGCATATAAATGGCTATTTCACGCGCACAACTATTGAAAGAGTTGCTTCCTGGATTGAACGCTCTGTTCGGTTTAGAGTATGCAAGATACGGCGAAGAGCACAAAGAGATCTACGAAACAGAAACCTCTGAGCGTTCTTTTGAAGAAGAAACGAAACTTTCAGGTTTCTCTGCTGCACCAGTTAAAAACGAGGGCGCCGCTCTTGCTTATGACAATGCACAGGAAGCATGGACAGCTCGTTACAACCACGAGACAATTGCTCTTGGATTCTCAATCACTGAAGAAGCGATTGAAGATAACTTGTATGACTCTTTGTCAGCACGTTATACCAAGGCTCTTGCCCGCGCTATGGCGTACACAAAACAGGTTAAAGCCGCTTCTCCTTTAAACAATGGATACAACGCATCTATTGTTGGTGGCGACAACCAACCTTTGTTCTCCACAGCACACCCCTTAGTTAACGGCGCAACAAACGCTAACACATTCACAACTCCTGCTGATTTGAACGAGACTTCATTAGAAGCCGCCGTTATTCAAATCGCTGGTTGGACAGATGAGCGTGGTTTGTTGATCGCTGCTAGACCTAAGAAACTCATTGTTCCACCATCATTAATGTTCGTTGCTACTCGCCTCTTAGAGACAGAGTTGCGCGTTGGTACAAACAACAACGACATTAACGCTATTAAGAACAACGGAGCAATTCCTGAAGGCTACACCGTAAACCACTTCTTGACATCAACCAACACATGGTTCTTGACAACTGACGTGCCAAACGGAATGAAGCACTTTGAGCGTATTGCTTTACAAAATTCAATGGACGGGGACTTCGACACCGGCAACGTTCGCTACAAATCAAGAGAGCGTTACAGCTTCGGTTGGTCTGACCCTCTTGGAATGTTTAGTTCTTACTAATAGGATTGGGAGTTTCCCGGTCGGAGGGGTCCTCAAAAGGGACCCCTTTTTATTTGTGCTACAATTACCTGTGTCGTAATAAAGGAGTTAATATGGACTATCCAACAACAAGAG